TCTTATAGACGTTGTTGCCAGTTGTCGGCAGTCCCGTCAGGATCGTCGCAATGCGGTCACGGATTTGCTGACGAACGTGAGACATCAATTCTTCTCCAGAATTAGGGTCGTCACGCCAAGGCCGTCTGTAGCCACAACGCGGATTGTGTAGAGTACATTGCGAATCTTCATTGTATCCCCTTCAGCGGCGTTCGGCATATCTACCGTGCGGCACACAAACGTAGGCTTGGGGATAGTTACATCCATCATGTCAGTAGCTGTCACGCTTGCATGAGGATTGTCGAAGATGCCAGAAACAGTAACGGGACGCTTATTCGTTTTGGTGTAAACGCCAGCAGTCCCGAAATCATCGAGTTCAAAGAAGATGGAGAGGTCGTCGTCCGACTCAACGCCCATCGTCTGCCTTTCTGCCACGACCACGCGGCTTGGGTTCGCGGAACTCTACAGGCTCAACGCGATTTTCGATCACGGCTTCGTCGTGAGGAACGGCCTTGCCATAGGCCATCAGGTCTTTGCCTTCTGGCCCGCTCACTTCGATGATGTCGCCTACCTGACGGATAGCGCCACCTGCGACTGTCGATTTGATAATGCGATACTTCATAATCTCTCCAAAGGATTGGGGGTGGCCGACTTCCAGACCACCCCCGCCCCCTAGTCGTTACGCAGCGGGCGTACCCAGAGCGAACGAAACAGCGTGACGCACAGCCACATCAACCGTCTGGAGGGCCACAACGCGGACCGTACCAGTGGTCGAAGAGGTATACGGATCAACCGTCAGGTCGAGGCCGCCCCACATGCCGATCAAGCAGTCGCTGAAGTTACCAAACAGGAGGTAACCGGCAGTTGCCTGATTCGACACAATGGTGCGGTAGCCGTTCATCGTGCCATCGGGATCGACAGCGAAGATGGCTTGGTTGCTGGCTTTAGCCGTCGTCTTCAGCGTACCATAGAGGCCAGCCGGAGCGATGTAGGCGAGGTTGCCAAGCAGAGCGTTGTCTTCAGCGACCAGCGTTTCCAGACCAACGATTTCCGCCCAAGTCGGAGTCGCAGCAGCAAAGCTGTCGGTGTTGATGCCAGAAGTGCTGTACAGACCAGTCGGCTGACCCGAAGATCCAGAACCCTTCAGCGCACCAGCGTCGATTGCGAGAGCCAAGGCTTGCGTGAGATCGTCACGAACCAGAGCTTCCACAGACGGGGTGGACTGGAGGATAAGCTGACGAGTCATGTCAGAGAATGCACCAACGGTTTTCGGCGACATCGTGACGCTACCAAGGGTGAATTCCGACTCAGAAGCCGCACCACCTTCAGAGCTGATCCAGCCACCCGTCGAAGCAGCAGTCTTCTTCGGGATCGACACGTTGCCAACAAGACCAGGCATCATGCGCGCACCAGCTTGCATGACCGACGAAGCGTTGCGCAGAACGTCGATGAAATCGCCAGCCATCAGGTTGGTGGCAACGATTTCGTTGTCGTCCGAGGTGTTCAGGTCACGCTTGCCCCAGTTGCCCAGAACGTCAGCCGGAACCATCACGCCCTGTGCCGTTGTGCCATAAGCACGGGCAGCAGCTTCAGATGCTTCCAGTTCAAAACGAGCGGCTTCTTGAGCGGCACGGTCAGTCGGGTTAGCCAGAGCGCGGATGGCACGAACCACCGAGAACTGACGAACTTCCTTCTTGCTCAGACCGATTTCCTTGTTGTCGAGCGGCGTGTTGCCGATAACTTCAAGGAGTTCACCACGGAACTGATCAATGGTCTTGCCAGCGCCAATAGCAGCGGCAGCAAGGTCGGCTTTGTTGTGACGCTGACCCAGCTTCACGATTTCTGCGGCATTCTCGGCGGCAGCTTTGGTGGCTTCCGCACGAACCGCATCCAGATTAACTTCAGACATAGTAGTGTCCTTCTTAACTGATGGTTCAACTTTAGGTTCGGGTTCGGGAGCTACCGTGCTGCGGCCCACGCCAACTGACGGGTCAGCAGGGATCGAAACGACGGAAACTTCCATAGGGGACCAAGACTTAACGCGATAAGCATTCTTATCGGTTGCATCCCGCTCCATTTTGTTCACGCGATAGCCGACGCTGACGTTGCCCCGGATACCGTCGAGAACATCCTGATAAACCTCTTGGGCAAGTGCGGATCGACCGAAACGCACCTTTGACCGCAATACACGGTCACCGTCGAGGGTTACGGATTCAATAACACCAATTTGCTTCTCAGGATCATGGTCCAAAAGCAGAGGTGCGCGACCAGAACGCAGGAATTCCATATCAATGGAACCTTCGCTGTGGTCGAGGATTTCTTTGCCGAAGCTACGCTCCACAGGCAGTTCAGAAGATACTGCGATGTGAACAGAGCGGGTGGCTTCATCGATTACCTTAGCATCCATAGCATTGGCGCGATGAATGATTTCAGGTGCAGCCTTACGATCAAGCTCGTCGGCAATCTCTTGAGCCACAGCAACGTCTTCCGGGCTAACTTCAGGAGAATCTTCCTCCATCGGCGTATCCGAAGTGTCGATTTCAATCTCGACCTTTACGGTTGCCCGCTGTTCCAAATCTTCGTCAGCCATTTCGCGTTCTCCAGTGGCTTCTTCAAACATGATCGGCGTATGGTCATGGTCTTTCAACCAAGCCTTCGCTTGAGCGACAGTATAGCGATTTTTATCGAAACGAATAGCCTGAAGCTCAGTGCCACCACCAGCAAGAATACCGAAGATAAAATCAATACCGGGACCACCAGCATCATTGCGACGGCGAAAACCAGTATACTTATCAGGATCGTTAAGTCTTGCTGCGTGTTCGTTCGGATAGGGACGCTCATCATAGGATCGTTCTTCATCCATGCTTTTGACCTTATCCTTGGCCCAAGAATAACCCGCATCTCCGCCCCAGAGCGCCCATGCGATACGACCATTTGACGGGTAGCCATCTTCACCGGGCCGGAAACCTTCTGCTTGCTTATCGACCTCATGGCGGCTGAAGAAGCTGTACATCCGCTTGACGGTATCGTCAGACAGGTCGCGTCCGTTCACAATATCACGCGCACGGGCAATGCCGACCTCAGTGCCACCACGACCAAATTCGCTGCGCCAGTCTAAGCCGCGCTGCGCTTCAGTCTTCATGCCGTCAGTTGGTTTGTTCGCCATCTTGGCCTCCATCGGGCATCATGCCACCCTTAGCAGCTTCATTCCCACCAAACGGCTCGAACGCCATTGTGAGGTTAAAGTCAGCCGCAAGCTGCTTATCACGCTCCCAAGTCGAGTAGATTTCCTCAACGTCGCGGCCATACTGAGCAGCGATGTCAGAGGGCGACAGAAGACCGTTATGCAGACCAATGACAGAAGCCCGCATTTCTTTCTCAGGATCGATCCAGCTAAACCCACGCGGACGGAAGATGGTTGAACCGTAGAACTTGTCGAACTTCGTTGCCGGGATGCTGATAAAGCTGAACTCCATCACATGACGCAGCCACATTGCGAAGATCGGGAATGCCAAATGCTCAATCAGGAACCGCTGCTCATCGCGATAGAAGTCACGCTCTTCGAGTGAACCCTGACGGATAGAGGAATAGCTGGTCCCCTCAAGGTCACCAGAGAGGCTTGAGTAGCTAACACCTAGACCAGATGCGATGCCGCGCAGAATACCCTTCTGGAAGTCTGCAAAGGCCGTTGCGGGGTGTGTCGGATTCCATTCCTTGAGATCAACGCCCTTCGGGAGTTGGTGCAGCGTACCCGGTTCGACATCCATGATGGGAACGGTCTGGTCATAGTCGTCTGCGTTGAAGTCATCACCCGTATCGGAGATGAAAAAGCCCATTTTGGCGGCAGCGATGCGGCTGGCTACCAATTCAGCCTCACGATAGGCATTCAGCATCTTCACTGCACCCATCACAGGCGCAAATGCCGTCTCACCGCGTGTCTGACCGGCGCGATTGGGCTTGTAGTAGTGAAGGATTTGATCTGCCGGGACGCGAACGCTGACGCTCTGCTGCATCGTCGTGTAATCGTAATCACCCGGATGCGCCTGACGCACCCAATAGGCTACCGGCTTGCGATAGCGATTAAGCTCGACACCCATGCGGATTTCATTGCCGTTAGGCAGACGCTGATTCTTCTGTTCATCAATCAGGTCAGATTCTAGCGGGTTTAGCGCAAAGCCATACTTGTAGGCCGTACCTTTGACGATCTGGATGAAGCACTCACCGTCACGCTTCATGGCTTCTTCAGCGTATTGCTGAATATCGATCCATGTCATCTTGCCATCAACGGTGCATTCGCGGCCCCAGTCGAACCATGCACGTTCGATCTGGT